CGCCAGGCGGACAACGTGCAGGCCTTCCCGTGCCTGAACGAGGCTGGGGATCTCAACTACAGCGCATCCAGCGAGGCGCTGCGGAACATCGTGAGCATCTACTCCTCCAAGGACGACACCATCACGGCCCTGGCCACCGCCAGGGACGCGGACAGCATCGCGAGATACGGGGCGCGGAACGCCGCGGAGACGTATTCCGACTCCGACAGCGTCAGCGCCGCGGAGAAGGCGAAGCGGCAGCTGGCCAAGCTGGACCAGCTGACGGAGGAGCTGAGCCTCACCGCCTACGGCTCCGACCGGGTGGTGGCCGGCGTGCGGCTGGCGGATCCCGGCGGGGTGGCCGGGGAGTTCTGGGTGACGGCGGTCACCCATGACCTGACCATGCCCCACCGCATGGAACTGACCCTGAGGAGGTGCACGGCATGAGCTGGGAGCACGCGATCGCGAAGGAATTCAAGAAGCGGGACAACCCGGAGACGGACACGCCCTGGTTCATGGGCCTGTGCCTGTCCCCGGTCATGGTGACGGATCCGGAGACCGGGGACGTGAGCTATGTCGGGCCGCTGATCATCAGCTGCTACGACGGGCAGGTGATGCTCCGGGAGGACCGGCTGAAGGTGCTGGCCTCCGCCGGGCGCGTCCACGACGGGCAGGACGTGGCCCTGCTGGGCGCCCTCTTCGGCGGCAGCGCCGGCAGCCAGAAGATCCTTGTGCTGGGGGTGGTGATGTAAATGCTGTTCAACACACAGACGGCTCCAGCCGCCGCGAAGCAGGCGGTGATCGAGCCCTGCACGTTCCTCTTCGACTGGGAGGAGGAGCGGTACGACATGACGGAGGGCGAGCCCACCAGGGTGACGGGCCCGGAAGCCGTGAAGGCCTGGCTGGAGCTGGTGCTCCGGACGCGCCGGGGCCGCTACCGGATCTATCCGCCGGACTTCGGCTGCAGCTTCCTGGACCTCCGGGGCAGGAAGATCCCCTACGGGACGAGCCTGCCGGAGCTGCAGAGGGAGCTGGAGCAGAGCGCCGGGTATCTGGACCTCATCGAGAGCGTATCCGGCGTGGAGTACGACGACGGCGCGGTGCGCTGCACCGTGGAGCTGGCGGGCAGCGGCCCGCAGGAAATAGAGGTGATCATCGTTGAGCCTTGACATTGAAAACGTCCACAGCATGATGCTGGACGCCATCGGGTCCGAGTACCGGAAGGAGCCCGGATCCGCGGCCTGGGACCTGACCCGGGCCTTCGCAGTTGCTGTGGTGGAGCTGTCGGGAGACGTGGAGGAGGCGCTGAAGCACCTGGACGTCTGGGAGCTCACCGGGCAGGATCTGGATGAATACATCCGGCAACACCGGGGCCTGATCCGGAAATACGCCGACTACGCCGAGGCGACCCTGACCGTGGTGACGGGCTCCGGCAATATCGCGGCGGGGGATCTCTTCTCCACCGAGAGCGGCATCACGTTCCAGGCTGTCAGCGACAGCACGGTGACAGTGGGGAGCACCTTCACGGTCCGGGCCGTGCAGGCAGGCGCCTCCGGCAACGTGGGGGTCAACACCATCACGAGGTTCCCCGTGACCATCGCAGGCATCGCCGCGGTGACCAACGTGGCGGCGGCCTCCGGCGGCACCGACGGGGAAACGGACGACGACTTCAGGAGCCGCTTCATGGGCGACCTGCAGACGCCCAACAACGGCGCCAACCAGGCGGCTTATATCAGCTGGGCGGAGAGCATCACCGGCGTGGGCCGGGCCAAGGTCTTCGTCTCCGGCAACGCCGTGGAGGTCTGCATCTGCAATCAGGCCATGGAGGCGCCGTCCTCCAGCGTGGTGGACGATGTGCAGGCGTACATCGACCCCAACGAGGACGGCAAGGGCGAGGGCGCGGCGCCCATCGGCGCGGCCTGCACCGTGACGGCCTGCACGGAGCTCACGGTGAACGTCTCCGCCACGCTGTCCATGAAGACGGGTTATACCGTGGCCGACGTGACGGACACCATCACGGACGCCCTGCGGGCCTATATGAAGTCCCTGGCGCTGCGCAGTGATACGGTCAGCATCACACAGGTGGGCGCCATCATCGCCTCCGTGGAGGGCGTCAGCGACTACTCGGCCCTGAAGCTGAACAATTCCGCCTCCAGCGTATCGCTGACGGCGAAGCAGGTGCCGAAGCTGGGGACGGTGACGCTGTCATGAGCACAGTTCAGGATTACGCCCTGGAGCAGCTCCACTGGATCATGCGGAGGGATCCCTGGATCCGGGAGATCATGCGGGCAGGCGGCGGGCAGTTGGATCCGCTGGCGGAGCAGATCGTCGCCATGTGGCACCAGGACGACTTCTCCGCCCTGGATCCGGAGCAGTGCACCTACTACGAGCGGCTGCTGGGCCTCATCGCTGGCGCCGCGCAGACCATCGCCGACCGGCGCAGCGCCATCGAAGCTGCCTGGAAGAGCGCCACGCCGCCCACCATGGCCCAGATCCAGGAGGTGGCGGACAGCTGGCGGGCCGGTGAGGTCACGGTGGACTACGACTACGAAACCATGACGGTGACGCTGTCCTTCTCCAGCGTCATCGGCATACCTCACGATATCGGCAACATGAAGGCGGCCATCGAGCGGTTCGTTCCGGCTCACCTGACCGTCTACTGGGATTTCAGATACCTTACCATCGCCGAGTGCGAGGCCAAGACGCTGGCCGAGATCGAGGCGCTGGAGATCAATAACTTCGGAGGAGGGGGTTAATTGTGGCAAGTTTAACTCCAAACATCGGACTCTACAAAAAGGATCCTGTGGCGGACGCCAACGACTACTTCAACATCACGACGATGCTGAACAACAACTGGGACGCCCTGGACAGCAACCAGGGATCCCTGGCCGCGCTGCGGACGGCGCTGGGGCTGACCAACAGCGCGACCCTGGCGCAGATCCTGACGGCCATCAACGGGAAGATCGCGGCCGGCAGCTATACCGGGACGGGGACCCACGGGTCCGGCAACACGAACTCTCTGACGTTTTCATTCGCGCCGAAGCTGATCATCATCATCTGCACCGCCACCAGCTACGCGCACATGATGGTCATGATCCCCAGCGCCTGCGGCTTCGGCATCTCGACCACAAGCTCCGGCAACGCTGCCTCGAATATGATCGACGGATACATCTGGCTGGCCACCAGCAGCACCAGCGGCGGCGGGAAGACCGTCAGCTGGTATTCTTCCATCGGTGACCGGCAGCAGATGAACGTGAGCGGGAACAGCTATTACTACGTGGCCATCGGCTGAGAGGAGGGACGGCAATGACAATCGTTGAGATCGAGGCGCTGCCCAACGGGGCGCACCGCAACCAGACCTGCACGGACGTCTTCGAGGTCCCTGACGGCTGGGCCGTCGTGCCGGAGGAGCTGCTGGCGGTCTGGGAGGACGCGGCGCCCTTCGCGGTGATCACCGCAGCGGACGGCGTCGTCACCGGCATCACGCCGACGGAGCCGCCGGAGCCTGAGCCGGAACCGGCGGACGAGGAATGAGGTGACGCTATGTCTTGTGCAATCAGAGGCACGACCATCAAGCTGACCCGGGGAGACACCATGCGGGTCCAGATCCTCATGATCCTGGACGGGGAGCTCTACACCCCGGAGAACGGGGACACGGTGACCGCCACCGTCCGACATGCGCCGTTGAACGCGGCCAGGCGGGAGTGGGTGGATCCGGAGCCCATCCTGGTGAAGACGGTGCCCACGGACACCCTGATCTGGGAGCTGGAGCCGGAGGACACCGAGGATCTGAAGTTCGGCACCTACGCCTACGACATCCGGGTCGTCTACGGGGCCACCGGCATCGAGGACACCTTCGTGGCCGGCGCGCTGGTGCTGACGCCGGAGGCGCCGAGATCCTCGCCGCCGCGGCCGGCGGATGAGCAGGAGCCCCTCTGCGAGCTCCCGCAGCTGCCGGGGCTGGTGGGTGAGATCCAGGGCGCCAGAGGGCCCGCCGGGCCCACAGGGCCCCAGGGACCCACAGGGCCTATGGGCCCTATGGGGCAGGATTACCTGCCCATCGCACAGGAGCGGGTCTTCGGATCCCTGCGGATCCCCTTCAACGTCAACATCCAGGGCATGACGTCCTTCGTGGACGCGGACGGCGAGGTGGAGGGCGAGGGCTGTGAGGCCGGGGACGAGTATCTCGTCATCGCCACGCCCTACTCCAACGGCTATGATCAGGAGACGTATCTCTATCTCTACAACTGCACGAAGGACACCATCGTGAAGAAGGTGGCCACGGCTGCGAGCTTCGGATCCACCGAGGTGGAGACCAGCTACAGGCCCGAGGGGCCTGTCACGGCGCCCTGCTGGGGACACCACAACGGTATGGCCTACTGCCCCGTGGATCATAAGATCTACGCGGCGAATCTGACCTACGCCCGGATCGACATCTACGACGTGAACCTCGAGACCTGGGAGAAGCTCGACCTGTGGACCTGGGGCGACTCCGAGGACTGGACGGATCCGGAGGCGTATCCGGAGGTGGCCACGCGGCTGGCCAACAACAAGTATTATCTTTCCCAGCTGGCCGGCATCGCATGGAGCGATACGGACCAGTGCTTCTGGATCCAGTTCCGGGCGCCGCGGCTGCTGTACCGGGTGAGCCAGGACTTCACCCAGTGGGAGCGGGTGCCGGTGGAGTCCGGCAGCATGACCAGGCAGGGCATCCATGTGGAGCGGGAGACGGGGAACATCCTCCAGATCAAGTTCCGCACGGCCTCCGGGTTCCAGTCCCCGCCGGCCAACCGGCTGGAGGTCCGGGACACCCGGGGCCAGCTGGTCGCCATGACCTACACGATGCCGACATACGAGCTGGAGTCCGTCACGCAGCTGGCGGACGGGCACTTCATCTTCGCATACTACGACAGCAATATCTACGCCGGCCGGAACATCCCCGCCGGGGACATCGCCGGGCGGCGGCACGCCGTCCTGCTGACCGTCGGGACGATCTCGCCCCGTGTGGGCCTGCAGACCTACGCGACGTATCCGAAGAACTTCATCAACCAGTCGGACTACAGGGCGCGGACGAACAACGTCTACTACCAGGAGGATCCATCGGACGCCATCGGCGCCAACGGGATCCAGGAGACCGGCGGCAATCCGGAGGTCGGGGGAAAGCCCTTCAAGTGCTGGTGCAGCGTGCTGGCGTTCCTCCACAGCAATACAACGAAGCGGTTGAACGTCCATCTGCTCAGCGACCTCACCTGGCCCCTGCGGCTCTATAACTACGAGCGCAATATCGTCTTCTACGGCGATACGGAGCCCATCCCGGACGATCCTGATCCGGAGGAGGAGATCAGCGGCGACGACGTCCTGCCGGACGACGAGGGCGGCAGCGACGCCAACGTCATCTCCGGGGCCGCACACGCCGCGGGCGACGCCCAGTGGAGCATCCGGGACGTGATCATGGATACCGTCGGCGGCTACGTCCGGTTCGACAACCTGATCCTGGGCGGCATCCAGCTGAAGCTCGCCCGGATGAACAAGGTCTTCCTCAGGAGCTGCACGCTGTACAAGACGGACAGCATGAGCGTTCGGCAGGGGATCTACGCCACGGAGCAGTACGACGGCACGCAGGACTATGCAGCCGGCAGCTACGTCATCTACGACGGGTTCGTCCGGCAGGCGCTGGTCGATGTGCCGGCAGGGGAGACGTGGACGGAGGCCCACTGGCTCCAGACCTACATCAACGCCGGCCACTATAAGGGCTACTGGCAGCAGACGGAGGCCTACGAGGCCGGGGACAAGGTGGTCGTTCAGACCGAGAGCGGCGAGTACTACTACAACGCCCTGGAGGATATCCCCGCGGGGGCGCCCTGGGACGAGACGAAGTGGGAATATATCAACTCGGCGTGGCTGGACGGAGACAGCTGGGCGGACTGCGATCTGCTCGCGTTCTCCGCCTGCGACTTCACCCACGTCGGGTCGGTGGATCTGCAGCGGACGAGGCTAACTCTGCTGAAGGATACGATGGCCTACGGCGTGAACACGCGGCTCACCGGGACAGGCGGCTCGTACCGGCTGTACGAGAACACCACGGAGGCGGAGCAGTACGCCTGCCGGGGCCAGAGCTGCTTCGTCCACAACCTCGACTGCACCGAGCTGACGAAGATCTCGCAGCTGAGGATGAACATGCAGTTCTCCGTCACGGCGGAGTCCGCCGCGAACATGACGGACCTGCCCTTCGCCGGGAGCTTCACCGGGCGGGCGGAGGTCCTGAGCAACCTAAAGATGCGGTATCTGGTCTGTCCAGCCAACACCGGCGTCATCTACAGCCGCATCGTCCTGTTCACCACCAACAGCACGGACGGGCGGTACACGGCCATCCGTTCAGATTCCGGCTGGCGGGCCGAGACCACCGTGCCGGCGCCTGCGTCCGCCTCGGCGGCCGGGATGGCCGGGGACATCTCGGCGGATGAGGATTACCTGTACGTTTGTGTGACCGGCGGCGCTGCCGGCGAGGCCGCGTGGAAGCGCGTGGCGCTGTCCGACTGGACCTGAATACTTAGAAGGAGGAGAAGATCATGGCATATTCTGTTATTCGTTGTATTAACGATGGCGACAGCAACAACGGCTGCTACTATGAGTATCTGTGCGAGTCTGCCGATGACATCGAGGATCTCCCCACCGGCGTGAACAGCACGGATCCGCTCCGGCCCAGACAGGGGAGCAAGGCTCTGATCGAGACGGACGCGGCTGTTTACATCCTGAAGGTGGCCCGGGCGTGGGGTCTGCTGATCCCCGGCATTTCGTAAGGAGGCGACGACATGGATGTTTTTGACTATCTCCTCGCTCGCAACGCGGGCAGCGGCGGCGGTGGTGGCGGCGGCGTGATGTATGTCGTCGAAACAATCAATGAACAGACAGACGTTGCAACGCTTAACAAAACAGCCGGAGAAATAATTGCCGCGATCAATCAGGGGGCATGGATCGTGATTGTGCAGAGCGACACATGGCCCATCAACACAGATTCGCCTGGAGAATACTTTTACGCAAGTTACGTCGCAACGGTTGGTTATGCAGACGGCGTGTGGATTATCAGCACGGAGGCCGGAGCTAATTATGCTGCTGCAGCGCTTGACGATTATCCAGAGCTGCAGCAAGATGGCGGCGATGGACGATGATGAGGCGCTGGACGCACAGACACCAGTAAGGAGGCGAATGACCGGTGAGCACGGAGGTCATTATTGCTATCATCGCTGCAGTTGGCTCTGTCCTGGGCGTCATCCTGACCAACCGGGAGAGCGCCAGGGAGATAGATGCGCAGTTGGAGAAGGCGCAGGCCGTGACCGATACCAAGCTGGAGCAGCTGACCGAGGAGGTCCGGCGGCATAACGATTTTGCCCGCCGTGTCCCGGTGCTGGAGGAGCGGGTGAAGGTCATCAATCACAGAATCGAGGATCTGGAGAGGGGAACGCGAGAATGAAAAAGAGAACATGGTGGGCAGCTGCGGGGATCCGCGCTGTCAAGACCCTGGCGCAGGCCGCTATCGCCGGCATCGGCACGGCTGCCGTCATGGGCCAGGTTGACTGGGTCTACGTACTCAGTGCCTCTGTACTGGCGGCGATCCTGTCCCTGCTGACGTCTGTCACGGGGCTTCCGGAGGTGGGCGATGGCACCGGTAATTAAATCAAAGCTGGCGAATGTGAACAACTACGGCACCGCCCGGAGTCTGAACGCGATCCGCTATATCGTCCTGCATTATACCGGGAACGACGGCGACAGCGACGAGGCGAACGCCAACTATTTCGCGAGCAATACGGTGAAGACCAGCGCCCACTATTTTGTGGACGACAACAGCATCACCCGGTCTGTGCCGGACAATCGGATCGCATGGCATTGCGGCGCGAAAACCTATTACCACGCCAACGCCAGGAACAGCAACAGCCTCGGCGTGGAGTTGTGCGACAACAAGCGCGACGGAAAGATTGAGCCGTCCCAGGCGACCATAAACCGCGCTCTGGAGCTGGTGCGGTGGCTTATGAAGTGCTATAGCATCCCGCCGGAGAATGTCATTCGACACTGGGACGTGTCTCACAAGCTCTGTCCGGCCTTCTGGTGCGGCACGGCAGCGAAAGACGCCCTGTGGAAATCGGCGTTCTGGGACAAGCTGGCGATGACTTCGGAAGAAAAGGAGGTGGCACCCGTGGCGGAGAAGCGCTATCAGACGCTGCTGGAGATCGAGAAGGAAGCGGCCTGGGCGAAGGATACCGTGGACAAGCTGATCAGCAGAAACGTCCTGCAGGGCGACGGCACGGGGCTGGATCTCTCCCGAGACATGCTCCGGATCCTGGTGATCAACGACCGGGCAGGGCTGTATAAGTGAAATGAAGACCCCCTTGCTAAGGACATTTCTGTCCCTGGCAAGGGGGCTTTTTTTTGTGGCCGGGAGTGACGCTCTATGACCACCCTATGACCACCCGACAGCTAATTTTCGTTGCAATTACAGGGTTTGCGCTTGAATGGCATTCAAGAGGTCAGCGGTTCGATCCCGCTTATCTCCACCAAACATGTACCGGGAAACACCAAAATAGGTGTATTCCGGTACTTTTTTTGTCTGTTTATTTGGGAAATATTTGCAACAATCGCCAGGAATTGCCCTCTATGACCACCCTATGACCACCCGACTCAAGAGGTCACAGCGCGTCCGTGATCCTGCGCAGATCGGCGTAGTCCACGTCCTGGTAATGCCGCAGCATTTCGGTGTCCGTGTGGCCGATCAGGGCCAGCTTATCGGCGTCTGGAGCCTCCACCCGTTTCATCAGTGTGGCGAAGGTGTGGCGGCAGCTGTGAGGCGTCAGACGGTGCGGTGGATCCGAAAGAGGCTGGATCCCCGCGGCGTCCAGGACCTGATAGAAGATCTCACGATATTTTTTGATCGTCAGAGCCTTCCCTGTGCTGAGATCCCGGAAGATGGGGCCATCCGTTCTGTCCCCGATCAGTTTGTCTATGATCGGCTGGATCTTCGGGCTGACCGTCACGACGCGGTCGATGCCGGCCACGGTCTTGCAGCCGCCGGTGAAGGCCCGCTCGGTGGCGTCGTATGAGTCTACTGTGAGGGCCAGGAAGGCCGCAGGGCGGAAGCCGAGATAGCAGTGGGCAAGGATATACTCCGCATACGGATCGTTCGACACGACGGCACGCAGCCGCTCCAGCTCGATGTCTGTCAGGCCTTCCTTGTGCTTCTGCTCACCGTCGCAGAGCCGGAGGAACTGAGCCAGATTCGGCTCGCCGCTGGCGTTGGCCGGGACGTAGCCTCGGGGGATGCCGTACTTGTAGACGAGCCCGAGGGCTGTCCTGGCGTTCTCCTGCGTCCGCCGGCCTTTGCCGCAGTTGTTGATACAGGTCTGCAGGTCGTCGATGTCCAGGTCCTTCATGGACGTGTTCCAGCAGTCGGAGAAGACGGAGAAGCCGGCATTGTAGCAGTTCAGCGTGGACTGGGACCGCTGACAGGTGGGCAGCCACAGATCGTACAGCTGCTTGAGCGTAGTCAGCGTCCTGTCGTCCTGCTTGCTGATCAGCGCGGCCTTCGTGTTGGCTCTGTCGTCCAGCTCCGTGCCGAGGATCCCGAGATAGGCGAGGGCGTCCCGCTTCGTGGTGAAGTCCGAGCGGGTCAGCCTCCTCCGGACCTTCTTCCCGGTGTCCGGGTCGATATAAAAGCTCACGGTTTTCTCCGCCCGCCATTTACCGTTCGGGCGTCTAAACACAGTGCCGCACCCGTTCCCGCTGCTGCGCGGTTTGCGCTGCGGCGACACGACAGCACGGCAGTACGGGCAGAATGTGAAATCCTCAGATATCGGTTTTTTACATTTTCGGCATTGCATCTTCGTACCTCTTTAGTGGATAGAGCCGCCCCTTCCGGGGCGGCCTTTTTTTTACTGTTCCAGATCCCGGATGACCATCTTGGCCACGCCCAGCACGGTGCAGTGCTCCAGAGCTTCGTTCTTTATCGTCACCGGCGGGTACTGGGGATTTATGGGCCTCATGGTCATCCAGTCCTCGCCTGGCACATACTCGATCCGCTTCAGCGTCCCCTTGTCGTCACCGTAGATCACGACGCCGATCTGGCCGGAGCGGTCCATCGTAGACTGCCGAAGTACGAGAACGTGATCCCCATCTTGATAATCAGGATACATCGAGTCCCCGATGACCTTCAGCACAAAGAAGTCCGACTGATCACGGCCGTGGAGATAGGAGCGGGGGATCTCGATGGAATCACCGGCCCAGTTTTCATAGGAATAGTGATCGAAGCCGGCAGCCACTTCACCGACCACCGGGAAGGACACCACGTCATCCGTCGTGACGGGGGAGGGGGTGCCGGTGTGGGGCGAGGGACGGGTATACTCGTCATCGAAAAAATAGTTAGGCTGAACGTCAAGCGCCCAGCAAAGATTTTGAATTGTATTCGGGTCTGGGTTGTTCTGATTGTTTTCCCAATTACTAATTGAATTGTGCGCGGCACCGATTTTAGAGGCTAACTCTTTTTGAGTTAGCCCTTTTGCTTTTCGTGCGGCACGAATTTTTTCACCGAGAGTCAATGGTCTCACCTCCTAACGTGGTAAGCCTATCACAATACTTCGAAAATGTAAATACTTTTTTTCGATTTTTCTGAAAATCCCCCTTGACATTTCGAAATAATCGAAATATAATGGCCTCAGAACTTCGATATTATCGAAATCCGAAAGCGGAAAGGCGGTGATGGAGGAGATGCAGGTAGAGCAGAAGATCAAGGAATTTCTGGGGGCTAAGGGCATTTCTCAGGCGCATCTGAGCCGAGAATCCGGAATCCCGTTCGTGAAGTTGAATCTGTCTCTGAACGGGAAGAGACGGATGTCGCTGGAGGAATACCGAAGTGTCTGTTGGGCACTTGATGTTCCGGCTGACACATTTTTAGCACCGGCCCCGCCGGAGCAACAGAACGGCGTGTGAGGGCGCTGCGAAAGGAGGTATTTATGAAAAAGGCAAAAATGCTCACGCCGGACGAGGCGGGGAGGATCATCGGCATGGACCCGCAGTACATCCGCATCGCTGCACGGGACTGCCCGGAGCGACTGCCGTTTCCGGTGATCCGCTCAGGCAACAGGACCCACATCCCGGCGGAGAGCTTCTTCAGGGTGGTGGGGCGGCCGTGACCACGGAGGAGATCTTCGCCCGGCGGCTACAGGAAGCACTGGACCGGAAGAAGATGACCCAGCGAGGGCTGTGCAGGATCCTCGGCACGGCTGACTGGACCGTGCACAGCTGGTGCAAAGGGAAGGCAACGCCCCGGATCTGGTACCTGCCACAGATAGCCAGGACGCTGGACGTGTCCACGGACTGGCTGCTGGGAGTGGAACGGAAGGTGGTGAGACAGTGATCGAGCGGAAGACCGATCAGTATGAGCCCATGCGCCGGCTGCTCCGGGCGTGGGAGCTGACCGGGAAAAACCTGCAGCAGACGCTGGGGTGCAGTATCGAGACCGCATACAAGCGGTACCGGGACCCCGGCACGCTTACCCTGGTGGATCTGATCCGGCTCTGTACCGACGGAGAGGTCCCCAAGAACGCCATACTCCAGACCATCTATGAAATCATGACTTTCAAAGAGGAGGTAAACGAAAATGAAGAGACTGAATAACGTGGTTGCGCTGGTGGATCCGGCGGACGACATGGAAGCCTTTGCCCGGCTCACCTGGAGCCAGGAGCAGCTGGAGCGGCAGGCGGAGCGCCGCGAGGAGCACCGGCGGGAGAAGCGGGACCGGAAGATCTGCCGGCTGCTGAACGTGTGCATCATCCTGGAGTCCATTGCCCTGGTGCTGGTGATCTTCTGGAACCTGTGAGGTGGCTGGATGAGTATCGTGACAAGTCTGACGGCATCTCTGCGGAGGTGCGCGGATCAGGAAGCCTCCTGCAGCGGATGCATCCAAGGGCCTCACAAGATCGGAGTCCCGTGTATGCAGAACCTCATGCGTGACGCTGCCTGGATGATCGACGCCCTGAGCGCGAAGGCACGGCCCATGCCCAGCTGGATCAGACCGGAGGACAGGATGCCACCTGTGGGCCGGCCTGTGCTGATCTGCCGGGAGAAGGATCTGGGCGTGCCCATCGTTGAGCAGGCCCGGTATCTGGGAGCAGTAGGTGGCAAGCTGCCCTGGAAGGTCTACGGCGCCAACCTGTCGAAGGTCGACTGGTGGATGGAAATGCCGGAGCCGCCGGAGGTGGAGACATGAGCATGCTGACGTCCAAACGAGTCAACGGCATCAAGGATGGATACTGGTCCCCGGCGAAGAAGGACGATCTGATCCAGAAACTGGGGCCCATCGAGAACGCAGGGCCGGCGCTGCTGGCGCGTGCCTGCGAGACGCTGTGCCGCCGGGGAGCGGATGCCGACTGCCGCGGCTGCCCGCTGCAAAAGCTGAGCGAGCTGATCGACGGGAGGTATGGCTGAATGACCGTTGTTTACAAAGCGCCGGGGAAGCCGGCGGAGCTGCGGGAGATCGAGAACACGCTGGAGGCCCTGCAGGCCGCAGTCGAAGGGTACATCGAGACGGTGTCCCTCGACCCCCGCACTGTCATCATCTGCAACGAGGAAGGGCGGCTCAACGGCATGCGGTACAACTGCAATCTGCTCGGTCTGCAGCTCTTCGGCCCGTTCCTGCTGGCCGGTGTGGACGGCGACGAGTTCAACGACGTGGAGGATCCGTGGATCTTTCTGGCGGCGCTGGACGAAAAATGAGCCGCGGCGGTGTGGAGGCACCGCGCACGGCTCGAAAGGAAAACCTTTTTACTAATCTTACATTGAAACGGAGGAGAAGTCAATGCTTGAAATCCACGTAACCGTATCCTGCCCGGATCTGCGGGCACTGGCGGAGGCGCTGAGACCCGCCCCGGCCGCCACCCAGGAACCTGAGCCCACCCTGCCGGCAGAGCCCCCCACCGCGGAGCCGGAGGCCACCACCATGGAGCCGCCGAAGCACACGGTGCAGGAGATCGCCATGGCCGGCGCGGCGCTGATCCGGGACAATCCCGCGATGCAGCCGCAGCTGCTGGATCTGCTCCGGGAGTACGGCGCACAGGTGGTCACTGATCTGCGTGCCGAACAGCTGGACGCTTTCGCGGACGCCCTGTGCCGGCTGGGCGCGAAGATGTAAAGGAGGCCGAGTGTGGAACAGTTCCGACTGAAACGGTCCAACCAGACCACCTCGACGCCGCTCGTGCGGGTCAGCGCGCCCTACTATCGGCTGCTCTGTCAGCTGAAGGCGGAAACGGGGCTGTCCATGAGCACGATCATCGGGCAGTGCATCGACTACGCCCTGGAGCACGGCGACGATCGAGACCGCGCTCTGCTGACCCAGTTCACCGGCGGCACCTTCCGGTGTCCGCTCCTGGGTGAGGAGGATAACGATGACACCTGACACACATGCTGTCCTGAGCGCATCCAGCGCCGGGCGGTGGCTCCGGTGCCCTCCGTCGGCCCAGCTGGCGGCCAAGGCGCCGGAGACCACATCCGACTACGCAGAGGCGGGGCGGCTGGCCCACGCCATCGGGGAGCTGAAGGCCCGGAAGCACTTCATGTCCGGCCTGGGCCCCAAGAAGTACGCCGCGGCCCTGAAGAAGCTGCAGGCGGATCCGCACTATGACCCGGCCATGGACACCGCCACGGATCTGTATCTGGATGTCCTGAAGGAGCAGGCAATGTCCTTCTCCCAGCCGCCCTTCGCGGCGCTGGAGATCCGGGTGGACTACAGCGACATCGCCCCGGCCGGCTTCGGGACCGCCGACGCGGTCCTGATCGGAAACGACGCCATCGTGGTATGCGACTACAAGAACGGCGCCGGCGTCCCGGTGGAGGCCGAGGAGAATCCCCAGATGAAACTCTACGCCTACGGCGCCCTGCGGACCTTCGGGCCCATGTTCGGGGACGCGATCCAGAAGATCCGGCTGGTGATCATCCAGCCACACGCCGGTGGCGTGAAGGTCTGGGACACCACACGGGAGGATCTGGACCGGTGGGCCCGGGAGACCGTGGCCCCCTCCGCCGCTCTGGCCGCCGAGGGGAAGGGTGACTTCTGCCCCGGCGAGTGGTGTGACAACTACTTCTGCCCGGTCCGGGCGACGTGCCGGGCCAGAGCGGAACACCTGCTGGGACTGGAAGCGCAGTTTCCTGCCGGGCCCGACGCCCCGGGCTTTTCCGGCCCGACGCTGACAGACGAGGAGATCGGCGACGTGCTGATCCGGGCCAAGGAGCTGGCCAAGTGGACCAAAGCGCTGGAGGACTATGCCTTCAGCACCCTGCTGGATGGCCGGCCCATCGCCGGCTGGAAGCTGGTGGCCGGCAGGACCTCCAGGGACTGGACCGGCGGCGCCGACGCCGCCTTCCCGGCGCTGATCACAGCGGGCGTACCCGAGGCGGTGCTGTGGGACCGGAGGCCCAAGACCCCCGCCGGACTGGAAAAGGAAGTGGGGAAGGAGGTTTACCGGACGACGGTGGCGCCTCTGGTGACTGTGAGCCCCGGCAAGCCCGCGCTGGCGCCGGAGAGCGACAAACGTCCGCCCTATGACCCCGCGGCAGCCGCGTTCCGGAAGGTGGGCGCCGATGACTGAGATCCGCATCGAGGCCGGCACGTTCCGGTGTACTCTCTATCCAGACGCGCTGGACCAGATCAGTCTGCCGGAGTACCGGAAGCTCCTGCGTCTGCTGATGACCGGCGCGATGACCCAGGAGCAGGAGGAGACCAACTCCCGCTCGATCCAAACGCTGCGGGAGTGGGCTCAGGGCGATGTGGCAGAGAAGAAAAAGCTCTGGGAAATGGCCCCGAAGGACGCGAAGAAAGCCGCCAGACGGAGCTACGACAAGACCAAGAAACGACACGACATCTTTTTTCAGGAGGTAGAAAAATATGGCCATCACCATTGAAAACGTCAGACTTTCCTATTGCAACCTGTTCCAGCCCAAGCCCCCCTTCAATAACCCCCAGGGGGATCCGAAGTTCTCCGTCACCGTGCTGGTGCCCAAGGCCAACACCCAGACCAAGGCCCTCATCGATCAGGCCGTTAATCAGGCCATCGATCTGGGCGTCAGCTCCAAGTGGGGCGGCGTGCGGCCCCCGCAGCCGGCTGTCTGCGTCCATGACGGCGACGGCGTCCGGCCCAGTGACGGAGCGGAGTTCGGCCCGGAGTGCAAGGGCTGCTGGGTCTTCACCGCCTCCTGCAAGGCGGACCGGCCGCCCTTCGTGGTGGACAGCCAGGTGCAGCGGATCATGGACCCTACACAGGTCTACAGCGGCATGTGGGGCAACGTCAGTGTGACCTTCTTCCCCTACAACGCCGCCGGCAAGAAGGGGATCGGCTGCGGCCTCAACGGTGTGCAGAAGGTCCGGGACGGCGAGCCTCTGGGCAGCACCGTGACGGCTGAGGAGGCATTCAAGCCCGTGGCGGATCCATGGGCCGTATAAGCATCGATATCGAGACATACTCAGACGTGGATCTGGGAAAGGCCGGAGCTTTCAAATACGCGCAGAGCCCGGCCTTTTCCATCCTCCTGTTTGCGTACAGTCTCGACGACGGCCCGGTGGAGGTGCTCGACCTGACACAGGGACCGCTGCCGCAGCGGCTGGAGCAACTGCTGCTGGATCCCGGCACCGTGAAGCACGCCTACAACGCCGCCTTCGAGTGGTACTGCCTGGCCCGGTATCTGGGCCTGTCCGAAGCGGAGACGGCCTCCTGGGCCGCACAGTGGCGCTGTACGATGCTGCACGGGCAATACTGCGGTCTGCCTGCCGGCCTGGCTGCCGTGGGCGAGGCGATGGGCCTGCCCCGCGACAAGCAGAAGGACAGCGTGGGGAAGGGTCTGATCACGTATTTCTGCAAGCCCTGCAAGCCCACGAAGACCAACGGGAAGCGGACCCGGAACCTGCCGCACCACGATCCGGACAAGTGGGCTCTGTTCACAGAGTACAACCGGCAGGACGTGGTGGCGGAGATGGAGATCGAGCGACGTCTCTCCGGCTTCCCCGTGCCGGAGACGGTCCAGCGCCAGTGGGTGATGGATCAGCGGATCAACCTTCGGGGCGTGGCGGTGGATCTGGAGCTGGTGGACGCCGCTCTGGATCTGGACGCCGACAATCACGAAATGCTGATCCGTGAGGCCCGGGAGATCAGCGGCCTTGACAACCCCAACAGCGTCGCCCAGCTGAAGAAGTGGCTGGAGAAGGAGCTGGACGAGGAAGTCAGCGACCTGCGAAAGGAGACCGTCAGCGACCTGCTGGGCAGAGAGCTGCCCAACGAGGACGCCATGCGGATCCTGGAGATCCGCCGGGATCTAGGCAAGGCCAGCAACAAGAAGTACGCTGCCATGGCCACCGCTGCCGGCGAGGACGGACGGATCCGGGGGCTGATGCAGTTTTACGGTGCCAGCCGGACAGGCCGGGAGGCCGGCCGGATCGTGCAGCCTCAGAACCTACCCCACGACACGGTGCCAATGGAGGCGCTGGCCCGGCAGCTGGTGAAAGATCGGAACACAGGCGGGATCCGCTTTGCCTTCGGGTCCCTCCCGCATACCCTGTCGGCACTGATCAGGACGGCACTGGTAGCGGGGCCGGGACAGACCTTCATCGACGCGGACTTCTCCGCCATCGAGGCGAGGGTCATCGCCTGGCTGGCAGGGGAGCAGTGGGTGCTGGACGTGTTCCGCACCCACGGGAAGATCTATGAGGCCACCGCCTCACAGATGTTCAACGTCCCCATGGAGCTGATCCGCAAGGGCAATCCCGAATACGCATACCGGGCGAAGGGCAAGGTGGCCACACTGGCCTTGGGCTACCAGGGCGGCCCCAGCGCTCTGATCGCCATGGGCGCCCTGAAGGCGGGGATCCCCGAAGAGGAGCTGCCGGACATCGTCCAGCGGTGGCGTGACGCCAACCCCTCGATCCGGCGCTTCTGGTACCGCGTGGAGGACGCCGCCCGGAAGGCCGTGGAGGGCTGCTGCCGGGTGGAGCTGCCGCTGAAGGAGCGGGATCCAGCCCGGGCGCGGGAGAACGAGGCCGCCATGGGCGCCGACAGAGGCGCCTTCAGCGACTATTTCAACACTGGCGCGTCGCTGGTCTTCGCCAGGAGGACGGATCCGAAAAACGGACTGGACTTCATGACCATCCAACTGCCCAGCGGCAGGAAGCTGTATTATGCGCATCCGCATTTGGGCCTGAACCGCTTCGGTGAGCCGGCCCTGTGCTACTGGGGCCAGAACGGCACCGGGAAGAAGTGGCAGGCCACGGAGACGTACGGCGGGAAGCTGGCAGAGAACATCACCCAGGCCGTGGCCCGGGATCTCCTGTTCTACGCTATGGAGAACCTGACCAGTGCCGGCTACCGGATCGTCTTCGACGTCCACGACGAGGTGGTGCTGGAGGCGCCGGAGGAGAAGGCGGATCTGCAGGGTGTGGTGGATATCATGTCCCGGACACCGCCCTGGGCGCCTGGTCTGCCTCTGAATGCCGACGGGTGGGTCAATCCGTTTTTCCATAAAGACTGAGGTGTACGCTTATGAAGCACGACCGACAAATCGTGATATCCATCGGCGAGAGCCGAAAATCAACGCGCTGGCAGCGACAGACGCTGATGCTGTCCGAGCTCTATGAGCGCCTGTCTCTGCCGGTGCGGTCAGACGAGACCATGGCGGAGTACCTGGCCATGCCGAAGGCAGAACAGGACGCCAGGAAGGACGTGGGCGGCTATGTGGCCGGCACGTTGGCCGGGCCCCGCCGGAAGGCCGGGGCGGTGACGGGCCGGGACGTCCTGACCTTGGATCTGGACAGCATCCCGCCCTGGGAGACCGACACCATCATCAAAAGAGTGGACGCGCTGGGCCCCGGCTACTGCATCTACTCCACCCGGAAGCATAGGCCGGACGCGCCGCGGCTGCGTGTGCTGATCCCGCTGGACCGGACGGCCACGGCGGAGGAGTATGAGGCCGTGGCCCGGCGGACGGCAGAGTGGATCGGCATGGATGTGATGGACCCCTCCACCTTCGAGCCGTCCCGGCTGATGTACTGGGGCTCCGTCTGCTCCGACGGCGAATGGATCTTCCGCACGGCTGACAAGCCATTCCTGGCTGTGGACGACGTGCTGGGCACCTATGCCGACTGGCACGATGTCACGGCGTGGCCCCGGGCAGCCGGGGAGACGACGCCGAAGAAGCTGGCGGCCAAGCAGCAGGACCCGGAGACCAAACCGGGCATCGTGGGCGCTTTCTGCCGCACGTACGACGTGCCCAGGGCCATGGATGAGCTGATACCCGGCGTCTACGAACCGACGGGAGAGGGGCGCTACACGTACACAGGAGGCTCCACGACTGGCGGAGCGGTGCTCTACGACGACGGCAAGTTCTTATTCTCCCACCACGCCACGGATCCATGCGGCGGCCAGCTGGTCAACGCCTGGGACATGGTGAGGCTGCACCGCTTCGGCGATCTTGACGACGAGGCCAAGGCCGGGACAGCCGGGGCCAGTCTGCCCAGCTATAAGGCAATGTCGGAGCTGGCGCTGCAGGACCCCGTCGTCAGCGGTCTGCTGTCAGACGAGCGATGGGCGGAGGCCACGAAGGCCTTCGGGCCTGTGGAGGAAGACGACGGTGCCTGGCGCAAGCCGCCGATGATGGTGCTGACCGGCAACGGCCACCCGGAGAAGTCAATGCGGAACTACCTGACTGCCCTGGAGCATGATCCCGGCGTACGAGGGAAGCTGCGTCTGAACCTCTTCTCCGGCAGGATCGACGTCACCGGCCCACTGCCATGGACACGGCCCGGGACGTCCGCCAGCTGGAACGACGACGACGCGGCGCAGCTGCGGATCTACTACGAACCCTTTTTCGGGAAGGTGCCGAAGAACGATCTCCTGGACGCCGTGGCAGCTGCTGCCAGTGATCAGGCATACCACCCCGTGCGGGACTATCTGACCGGGCTGACGTGGGACGGCACGCCACGGCTGGACACGCTGCTGATCGACTACCTGGGCGCCGCGGATGCGCCCTACACCAGGGCAGTCACCCGGAAGGCCTTCACAGCAGCAGCGGCGCGGATCCTCGCCCCGGGCTGCAAGTACGACACCATGCTGGTGCTGGTGGGCAAGCAGGGCAGGCACAAGTCCACACTGCTGGCCAAGCTGGGCGGCGAGTGGTTCTCCGACAGCCTGCGGACCTTCGGCGACAAGGACAGCATGGAGACGATCCAGGGTACCTGGATCAACGAGCTGTCGGAGATGCAGGCCCTGTCGAAGGCGGACGTCAACGCCGTGAAGATGTTCCTGTCCAAGACACACGACTACTACCGGGCGGCCTACGGCCGCTACACGGCGGACAGGCCCCGGCAGTGCGTCTTCTTCGGTACGACTAACTCGACGGAATGCCTGACGGATATTACCGGTGGCCGGCGGTTCTGGGTCTGCGACATCGACCAGCAGGGGAGGACGAAGAACGTCTTCCGGGATCTGGACGGCGAGCGGGACCAGATGTGGGCGGAGGCCGTGTTCCGATGGCGGGAAGGGGAGACCCTGCATCTGCCTCCGGAGCTCGATGCGATCGCCCGGCAGCTGCAGGAGGAGCACAGGACCCACCATCCGTGGGAGATGGTCATCCGGGAGTTCCTGGATCAGGAGATCCCCGTCGACTGGCCAAACTGGGACAAAGTACAGCGCGCTGCCTGGCGCAACGGTCAGGTGATCTACAACGACGCCACGGTCCCGAGGACTCGGGTCTGCCCCCTGGAAATCTGGTGCGAGGCCCTGGACCGGAAGAAGGGCGAGATGAAAAAAGGCGACGCCAGAGAGATCAATCAGATCCTCGAACAGATGCCAGGATGGCACCGCGCAGGGCTCCAGAGAGCGGGTGTGCCATACGGAAATCAGCGGTGTTTTGAGCGTTAACAAAGTGGCGATTCTGTTAACAAACATTTTTTTCCAGCCGTTAACATGCAAACAATCTCGAAAAATGAATGTTAACGGGTTAATCCATTGGGGCACAAGGGATTGAAGGCTCCGTTAACATATTAACATTATATTAGAAGAATATTTAAAAATGGGCGTAAAAACGCGCATACACGCATTATACGCACATGTACTTGCGTATATGTGCACACGCGCGCGTGCGCGCGCGAGGAAACGAGGTGAGATCGTGAGGGAATCCACGATAGAGGCCAAGCTGGTGAAGGCGGTGAAAGCGGCCGGCGGGCTGTGCTATAAGTTCGTGTCCCCGGGCAATCCCGGTGTGCCAGACCGGATCGTGATCCTTCCGGGCGGACGGACGATCTATGTGGAGCTGAAGACGGAAGTCGGACGGCTGTCCCGGATCCAGAAGTGGCAGCACGACGAGATCAGACGGAGGGGCGCTGATGTGCGGACCCTGAAGGGACCGGAGCAGGTGGCCGCCTTCGTGAAGGAGGTGCTGGGGTGAAGTGGGCGCCGCATGAGTACCAGCGGCAGGCCGTCGAGCGGATCATCCGGGAGCCCTTCGCCGGGCTATTCCTGGACATGGGCCTCGGCAAAACGGTGATCACGCTGACGGCCATCTCGGAGCTGATCTTCGACCGGTGGGCTGTGCGGCGGTGTCTGGTCATCGCTCCGAAGAAGGTGGCGGAGGCCACCTGGACCGCGGAGGCGGCGAAGTGGGACCATCTGAGCCACCTGAGTATCGTGCCGGTGCTGGGATCCGAGAAGCAGCGCCTCCGGGCTCTGGATCAGAGCGGCGACATCTGGGTGATCAACCGCGAAAACGTACCGTGGCTGGTGGATCATCTCCGCCACGGCTGGGACTTCGATATGGTGGTCCTGGACGAGTCGTCCAGTTTCAAGAATCCACGGAGCAAGCGTTTCCGGTCCCTGCGGCAGGTGCGCCCGAAGATCAGCCGGCTGGTGCTGCTGACCGGCACGCCGGCGCCGAACGGCCTGGAGGATCTCTGGGCGCAGATATGGCTGCTGGATCAGGGGCAGAGGCTGGGACGGACACTTACGGCCTACCGGGAGGCCTATTTCACGCAGGACTACGCCAGACCCGGGCAGATGTACCGGACGTACAGCCCACAGCCGGATGCCCAGGAGCGGATCCAAGCGGCCATTTCGGATCTGTGCATCAGCATGCGGGCGGAAGACTATCTGACCCTGCCGGATTACATCGAAGACGTCATTCCGGTGGAGCTGGACGCCAGAGCCGCCGCGGCATACCGCCGGCTGGAGCGGGAGCTGTTGCTGGAGGCAGGGGGCCAGATCATCACCGCCGGCACCGCCGCGGTCCTCAATGGGAAACTGCTGCAGCTGTGCAGCGGAGCCGTCTATGACACGGATGGGGCCGTGGCGGAGATCCACCGATGCAAGCTGGAGGCCTTCATGGAGTGCGTGGAGCAGCTGCACGGGGAACACGCCTTAGTGTTCTACTGGTACCGGCATGAGCTGGACAGACTGCTGGAGGTCCTGGAGGGATCCGGACTGCGGGCCCGGGTATATCATGGCGCCGGGGAAGAGCAGGCCTGGAACGCGGGGGAGATCGGTATCCTGCTGGCCCATCCGGCCAGCTGCGGCTACGGGCTGAACCTGCAGGCCGGGGGGCACCACGCCATCTGGTACGGCTATCCCAACTGGGCCCTGGAGCTCTACCAGCAGGCCAACCGTCGGCTGCACCGGCAGGGACAGGCCTTTCCGGTGATCAGCCACCATCTGGTGATCAGGGGCGGTATGGATGAGGCAGTCGTCAGCGCACTGCACGGCAAGGGCGATGTCCAGGAGACGCTGCTGCAGGCGCTGAAGGAACGTATCGAAAGGAGGACAAAGGATGGTAATGACGGACAGTGAGATCTGTTCGGAATACAGGCAGGCGAAGACGCCGCAGAAGCAGATCGGAATTCTGGCGGATATGAACTGCTGCGATAAGCGGGAGATTGTTGAGATCCTCCGGGCCAATGGTGAAACACTGCCGGGGAACTACGTAAAGAAGACGCCTGCGGAGAAAGCAATCCAGACGGCGAAAGCGGATGCGGGGAAACCCAAGCTGTCGTTGGTACCTTCGGAAATCATCCGCTGCATCGCCAGGGTCCGGGAATACGGGAACGCTAAATACCACGATCCGAACAACTGGAGGACCGTGGAGCCGGAGCGGTACAGGGATGCTTTGTACCGGCATCTGCTGGATTATATCGACGACCCTGCCGGCGTGGATCCGGAGAGCGGTTTGCCGCATCTTTGGCATCTGGCCTGTAACGTTGCTTTCCTGTGCGAGTTAGCGAGAGAGAGAGAGAGAGAGAGATGATCATTTATGAGCAGGCCCCGATACCGTTATCCGTGGTTCGGTTATGTGAGGGAGATCGTTCGCAGATATCCGACGATGAGGTCGGCCGCTGATGAGATCAAGCGGGTGAGCACTACCGCCGCGTATGGGCATCGGGGCGGTCGGGCTTCCGGTACGGCCAGGACGACGGAACAGGCGGCGTTGCGGCAGCTGTCCGATGCGGAGCAGGCGGAGCTGGATGCTGTAGAGCAGGCGATTTCCGTGTCGTCTCCGGAAACGATCGAGCTGGTCAGGTTGATATTCTGGCAGCAGTCTCATACGCTGCATGGTGCCGCCCTGCGCCAGCACATGAGCTACAACAGCGCCAGACGGCGGGTGCACCGGTTCCTGATCCGCGTCGCAAAATATCGCGGGCTGATGTAAAGATGGGCTCTAAATGAGTTTTAGATACCCTATACTGGTACCGTGTAAGCCTGGGATAAAAGGGCGGCCGGAGACAGCTCATGGTAACGGTCACCAGGACCGGGGCGCCTTTCATTCGCCTTCACCCGCCATGGCGCCGTCCTGTCCCGACACGGAGCATGTGGGGATTGTACACCGTCTTTAGTATGGCCAGGGGCGGGAGGCCGCGGTGTACTCGTGAGGTTATGACGACATCATGCAAATACTGCGGACGTACCCATCCGGTGGGCGTCGTCTGCGAGAAGAAACCGGTGCGGCCGCGATATGATCAGGCGTGGAGCGACAAACACAGGGGCGATCCTGAGAGGGTGTTCCGGTCCTCCAATGCCTGGAGGGCAAAGGCAGACCAGATCCGAGCGCGAGATTATCATCTATGCAGGGTCTGTCTCGACGGTGCCTTCGGCGCCTATACCACGCCGGGTATCCCGTGCCGGCTGCACGTCCATCATATCCGGCCGGTGGCGCAGGGGTGGGATGACCGCCTGGAGGACGGCAATCTGATCACGCTTTGCGTGAGACACCATGCCGAGGCCGACGACGGAAAGATACCGGCAGGGTATCTGTCCCGGCTTGCATATATCCCCCCGGTATTCAATCGAGAATGACGGGGGGTCCGGCACGAC